TGCCTGACCAGATAGGTTATCCATGCTGCCGTCAAGCATTAGCTTTTTAGCGAAATATTGTCTTAGTTCATCTGCTGTCATTAAACATCCTATACTCTGCAATCCTACGGTTAGTCAAGCCTTTTAGTGGTTTACCACCAGCTTTGTCGAATCTCAGTATTTCCTTCGCTGCTCCATCATCACCAGCGTTTATCTTTTTGAGGAGCGTACTTCTTGATAATGTGCCAAGCCCAAGATTATAGGAAAAACACACAAGACTATCAAACTGGCCTTGAGTGAGAGGCACGGTAATGTAAGTAAGCACACCGCGTTCAAATCGTTCCAAATCTGATCTAAGAAATTCATCTACTTCCTCCTGTGTATAATCTCTATTATCCGCTTCTGCTATTCTATGTCCGTAACCCACCGTTAGCAAGCCAACCACATCTTTATAGGGTTTCAACTTACAGCCTTCGAACTCTTTAATTAAGTCAATGCCAGCCTGTGAAGTTTTCATAGTGTAATCAATAGGTTCTTATCACATTTTAAAGATGACGTTTTCTCTGTTTAGAGATAATTAGGGGAAAACATACCACTTACAGTGACACTTAGTGGCATATATGTTACTAATGCAACATCTTTTGCAACATATATTACATTTTATCACTTAATTATAGGAGTGCTATTGTACAGGAACTTGTCCTTGTTCTGGCTACTGGAACTAGACCCGAAGTAGAAGGAAATAATTCCTGCCCACGCTGTAGCAAGTGACCCTAGCATTATCAGGAGTTCCTCAGACTTGTGTGCGTAGCCCATCATCAAAGCGTACAGTATCCCAAAGAAGCCACCAGTCACCAGAACTGACAACATTGGAGGGATATAAGACTGTGTTCCGACTTGCATATCTCTGGCAGACTTCCTGTCCTCTACAGACAAGCGTTCAAAATCTAGTCCCAAGGCTTGAGTCTGTTCCTTGAACTTGATCTCCTCTAGCTGTACCAAGGCGATCTGGTCAGCCGATAACTTGTTACTGGCTATCATAGATTGTACATCCGAGGTGGCTACACCAAACACTTTGGCTAGGGCTGTGGTGGCAAGTCCAGCTAGAGGGCCACCAAGACAGGTGGCGATTGTAGGGGCAATCTGCATTAACCAGTTCATATCATCTCCAAACGTGTATTAACTCCGCTACTGCCGATCCTAGCGCAGCGCAGGCACTTCCTACTATCATTAGCATCCGTATCGAGCCTTTTGACGAACTCAGGGTAATGTTAATCTCTGCGATAGCCTTACTTAATTCCGCCATAGATTTTGTCAACTGTTCCATATCTTCCTGTAGCCTGTTGATTTTTTCTGTACTAACAGCTAAGTCGATCTTTACCTCGTTGATCTTATCTTCTACCATGTCATTCTGATCCTAGGTTGTTCTGGCTAGCGGGCGCTAGATTGTTCATTGCCGCTCCTAATCCTGGACGTACAGTAAGAGTCTCTAGGTTTTTAGGATTAGGCTTTTCAAGAGCCTTCTTGATAGCTGCTGTACCACGGGGTACGTCTAGCATATCGGCGGCCATGTCCATAGCTACGTTCTTGTTTATCTTGTTTGCTAACGCTAGTATGATCTTGTTGGCTAGGGCTACCTTGCTGCTCAAGCCCCAAGGTATCTTAGGAGCTTTTACGCCCTCTACTGCTTCGCCGCCTTGAGCTAGTCTCTTATCTTCAGCCTCACGAATGAACCTATCTCTAACTGCGTCTAGTTTAGCCTTTACCGGATCAGGGTATAGCGAGGATATTTTGTCGTACCTATTAGTTCCGGTAGCAGTCGCTATAGTGTCAGACTCGTTTAGTAACGCAGAGTTGTAATTAGCCGGAGTGAAGTTACCTAGCGGGCCACGCAGCTTTTTCTGTAGTTCTTGGCCTACTTTCATTCTGTCAATAAGTACGCTATGCTCTGCGTACTTTGCATCCGCTTCTGCATATCCTGGGATGCTTTTGATTAAATCGTCTTTAAGATCGACAAGTACGCTTTTTATATGTGAGTTTTTTTCTGTACCTAGCATGGCTTTTATGCCATCTATAGACGATACTACCTCTGCTGCGTTAGTTCTTAGCGCTCCATTTTCATCTATCAGACCGCCCTTTAAGGTTTCAAGGTGAGTAAGTAGGGTCTTATTCCCTGGGTTTTTACTAATAAGATCAGCTACGTTATTTACTATCTTAGACGTATCTACCGGTACTGTACTCTCTTGCGCCGCCTTATATAGCGGTTTAGTTACGTCAGCCCTAAGTTTTTCAGCCGTTGCTAGGTCTGCTTCTGTACCCGCTACTTGAGCAACGGGCGCTTCGGCTGCTGCTCGGTTAGCTTGTGTGCGAGCAAGTCCTGCGTTGCGAGCGTTAGTGGACGAATCCAGTATGCCTGCGCTGAGAGCGTTTAAGTCCCCTGCGCCAGAACCTACGGATGCTTGGCCTATGGTAGACTCCATGCCTGGAACAGTCTCTGTGTACGCATTAAGGGTGTTCAGTACTTGCGGGCCTCTATCTCCTATAGCATTGCGATATAGGTATCCTCTAGGATCTTTGGCTAAAGCTAAAGCATTACGCCCTAGATTTAGCCCAAAGGTAGCTGTTTTCATTACCGGAGTAAGAGGGTTAGTGTAGTCAGCTACTTTACCTGCTACATCAGCAGCCTTGTTCAACGCACCCGCAGCAGCAGCACCACCTTCGGCTGCCCCCGCCATCTTAGCACCGACACGCAACGCGCCCCCCGTACCGCTGGCTACCATACCTAAATCTACAAGTACCTTAACGGGATGCTTACGGAACGTCTCCAAGAACTTATCCCAGCTACCGTATTCTTCTTTTAGCTGACCGCCAGCCGCGTCAGCCATACCTATTAGTTCCTTAACTTTTTCAGGGTCGCCGTTCTTGCTAAACCAAGCCTCCACGCCAGGAGGCGAGGCGTTAATGCCAGCGCCCACAAGAGTTTTAAGCGCCTTTTCGCCGGTGTCTAGCGGCGACCATAGCGCTCCAGCTATGTTTTTGGTAACGTCTAGGAAATCTCCAGGAGCGTTCCCAGCAGCATCTCCAGCGAAGCTTAGCCCACGCTCTAACGCGCCTTTCGGCTTAGCGGGAGCTGCTGCGGGGGCGGCTTCGGCGGGGGGCCGCCCCCCATCTAGCCCAGTTACTTTTTTATCAGGAAAGTCTTTCTCTGCACGAAGTTGCGCCATATCAGGCGTGACATTCTCTGGCACGTTTTGGTACAAGTTAGAAGTGCCGTCTGCAAAGGTGATTGTAATATTACGTGGTGGCATATTCTTTTACCAGTTTTTTACGGTTTGGCCAGTTACAGTTTTGGCGGGAGCATTAGGCGTAGCTCTAGGGTTGACCGGCGGCGCTGGTGGAGCCTCGCCTAGCAGTCTCGCTTTTGTCGCAGCAAAACCATATTTTCTGTTAAGTGATTCTAGATCCATAGAACTTATTACTGCGGCTACTTGTTCTTTGGTTTGGGCATCGTTAAGCAGCTTCTCTATGCGCTTAATCTCTGCCTGCGCTAGGGCTTGGTTGCCCCCTGAAGCAGAGCTTACGAGCTTACCCCATTCGTTAGCTGTAGCTTTTATAAATACCCCGTATGCCGATAGTTCGGGGTTTTTACCTGAAGCTCGGCTTAACGGATTTGCAAAGTATTCATCAATAATCGGTATACCAGTTTTGCCTACCTTTCCTGCCATATCAAGCACAGCTTTAGCGTTTTGCTCGAAGGCGTCAGCAAAAGCACCTGCCTGTGCTTCAGTTTGCGTTATCCTGGTTAACGCCGACATATTAGCCTTATTGGTCACAAATTGTTTTGGCGTTACGCCCGCTAATGCGGCTGCGTTTATAGCTACGGTTGATCGACTAGATGGGACGTAGCCCATACCTACGAGCCCCCCCGCTAGCTCTCTACCCGCCTCGGTAAGAGGTTCTACGCCTTCAGGTATATGATTTAATTTAGCTATTCTAGCCGTTATATTTGCGTACTCTGGGGTGTTCTTTAGCCCTCTAGCTACAAGATCCTTTTGTATATTAACTAGGTCTATAAATTCTTTATCTGTGTGCTTAGCTGATTGCTGAGCCTTTTGCATAGCGCCTATGTTTGTATCTAGCGCGGCTATATCTGCTTGCTTTGCTTGTATCATTGCTGCTTGCTCTTGCGTTGGTGGCAAGTCTTTCATAGAAGATGTAAGAGTATTAAGCTCCGCAGCAAGTTTATTACGTTGCACCAAAGCTGGGCGTAGTTTAGGATCTTCAGCGCCGATTTCAGCGGTGGTTGGGGTGTTAGGCGTGTATGTGCCTGGTAGTGAGTCTGAATACTTACCCTGTCCTTGTGTACCGCCACCTGTACCAAAAAAGTGGAGTAGTTTTGAATCTGCCGCATCTTTAGCTTTTAGCGAAGTTTCCCGCGTGTATCTACTGAAAGCAGCTTGTCCTTCGGGCGTACTAAGATCTCTAGGTACGTTAGCCTTTAGCTGATCTAGCGGAATAGCTTGAAAAGGGGAACCTTTTAAAGCTGGGTTCTTATACCTATGCTCTAGTATTAGGTCTACTTGTTCAGGTGTCTTTGCGTCCTTCATCATATTCGCATAACGATCATCGTACATACCCTGAATTTCTTCACTTCTTTTGGCTGCTTCAGATTCCTGAGTCTTTTGGGTGGTTAGCTGCCCCATTAGCTTTTCAAAAAGCGCAGGGTCTTTCGACGCTAGCATCTGCTTTTGAGTTGGGGTCATATTTTCTATGTTAAGCCCAGGCGTTCTAAAGAAGTTACGAGTATCTTCTGCTTGCGCTTGCGCCCGCTCAGTCTCAACCATCTTCATCTGGTTCAGCCGGTTAGTCTGCATATCATTTTGGATACTGGTCATCTTAATCATATTATTAAGAGGATTCTCAAACTGAATCGGCTTTACACCTGCTGCTATTTCGTCATTGATAGCCATTATTATTGCCCGTTTCCGTACGTATCAAAGATAGACTGCTCTTGATAGCCACCATCCCCATACCCAGTTCCACCTCCACCAAAGTTATAGCCATCGCTAGTAGGCTTAGTAGGGAACAGTTTGTTCATCATGTTGTAGTTCATCATGGCGTTCCCCGCACTACCGATAGCGTTGTTATAAGAGTTAGCTGCGCCCATGTAGCCAGACGCAGCAGCAGCCCCACCAGCACCAATAGCCGCACCGCCACCAGTAGCGTAGGCATTACCTGCGGAAGCAGTGTTGTTGGCAGAGTTCTGGCCTACCGCACTTTGACCGCTTAGCATATTGTAGACGTTGCTTCTGTTGTTACTCCATCTGTTGTACGCATCATTGAACTTAGTACCTGCGTAGTCTTGACCGTATCTAGCTGCTGCCTTCATAGCTGCACCGCTTTGCGCTCCACCGGTAGAAGCGTTCTGAGCGTTTAGAGCGTTCTGTCCTTGAGTCATGCCAAACTGATAGCCTGGATCTTGATTGTTCAGGTAGTCTGCCATGCTGAACTGGTTGGTCATCGAACCATAACCAGGAGCATTAATGTTATCGCCAGTACCTAGCATATTAGAGAGCTTGGTGTTAGCCCCCATACCAGACTTTAGCCACGGTGCATTTCTAGCAACCGTTTCTTCGTACATCTGTTTCTGAAGGGCTAACTGCCGTGCGGCTGCTTCGCTTTGTGCGTTAGCGGCGTTCTTTGAGGCATCAGCCCCCATCGCTCCACCTATGAGGCTTGTGGCCATTGAAGCTGCTGGTAACATCCACGGCATACTATATACTCCTTAGTTCGTTATACAACTTACTTACTGCTTCTTTGTTAATCGTTAGCCCTTCAAACTGCGGCTGCATCTGTATATCTCTCAATGCTGCGTGTCGTTCTTCATCAAACGGCCTTTCTAGTAGGTACTCGTACATCCGTTTAGGGGCATCGAATAAGTCTTGCCAATCCAGATGTACCCCTTGTATACTGTCCAACCGCTTCTCAGCATCATCATCTAACGCTGGAAGCCCTAGCTCGATAAGGCTTTCATTTATCTCGCTTATATCCCTATGCAGGATAACCTTACGGGCGGGGTGCTTATTAACCCACTCGCTGAACCAGTTCAAACCGGTACAGGATACACCTAAAGACTTCTTGCTTACTAATCCGTCTAACTGGTTGTAGTGCCAAGTATACAACGGATCATGCAAACATAGTGTATTATCTGTAGTAAGCCAGTTAGATGCCCAAGTCGTCGCTGTTCTGGGTAGCGCTATCACCATAAAGTCTATCATACTAGGCTACAAAGTTACCAGCAGTACCGCCAACCCTTGTGACTTTATAATAGCTACCTGCTTGTGGTGTTACTGTACCAGCAGACTGAGTTAGGTTGAGCCTATAGTTACACGCGGCATTAGTTACTATTTGAACCTTAAACTTAGCTATATGGTTTACTGCTGTAGTTAATGAAGAGGTAACAGTCTGTACAAGCGCAGTAGAAGTTCCTTGTGTAGCTTCTGTAGTAACCATAGAACCAGTAATAGTAGTAGTAGTAAATCCAGTTACAGGAGTGTACTCAATAATGGCATGGGCTAAAGTAGCGGCACTTGATATGGTATGAGTCCATGTAGCTGTACCAGAAGTTGTTTTTAAGAAGAAACAAAATGCTTCAATATAATAAACTGACGAAGCATCCAAGCTAATCGCGCTATTTGCACCAAAGAACGGAGCAATGGTTGCACCAAACGCTGTACCAGCAGATGCCAGATAGAATTGCTGACAAGTTGGTACGACTCCGCGACCTTGTGTTGTGTCTTGGGTGAAGTATAGGTTTGTTCCATCGTATTCAGCGGCACCAGCTACAGCAGCGGTTAAGTTTGTGCCTGATGTTAATTTAATAGGTGCTATTGCTGTTGTTCCAGCAGAGTGAGCTACAGTAGTGAATGAACCTGTAGTAGGTGTTGTTGCCCCTACCGTACCGTTAATGTTAAAGGCTGCTGCCGTTCCTGTAATATTTGTACCAACCAAAGTTGTTGGTGTTCCAAGAGCAGGAGTTATTAATGTTGGGCTAGTATCCACTACAAACTTGGTTCCTGTGCCTGTTTGGGACGCTATAGATGTTGCGTTCCCTACTGATGTTATAGGCCCTGTCAGATTAGCATTAGTAGAGTTATTTCCATCTAACTTCTGTATAGCCTGTAGAATACTATCTGTGGCGGCGACTGTTCCTGCTCCAGAAACGTACCCAGTAATGACTTTGCCAATTACGGCGGAGTTAGCCAGAGTAACAGCGTTGCCTGTTGAGGTAGCTTCACCAGTCAGATTAGCATTTGTGACTACAGTCGCAGCATTACCGACTGATGTTACCCCACCGGTCAGGTTAGCATTTGTGACTACAGTAGCAGCATTACCGACTGATGTTACCCCACCGGTCAGGTTAGCATTTGTAGTCACATTGCTTGCTGTAAAGGCTGTAGCCGTTCCTGTAATATTTGTACCTACTAGGGCGGTAGGGGTTCCCAGAGCAGGTGTTACTAGAGTAGGACTTGTAGCCCTAACAAAAACTCCTGTGCCTGTTCCTGTATATTCTGCTAGGGTAGAGTGGTAATACTCTGTAGCTGCACCACCGTTAAGCCCAGCCAATTCATTGTGCAGATTGGCTAAAGGTGTATTTACATGGGTATTTCGAGTCGTACCGTTGTAGGTTATGGTTACGGTATGGGGAAGTACAGAGGCGCTAGTAAAAAATCCTAGTATTCCTACCTTAGTAGCTGTAGTTATAGCATAAGACGCAGCAGTAACGGTTACTTCATACAAGCCATAATCAGGGGTTATATCATTTATATCGCCTGTGGTGACACCAAAAAGTTTCTTCCATACCGTTCCTGCAACTGCTGATTCGTTGGTATAAGTGGTCGGTACGTTACTAATTGTAACTACAGTATCTGAGGTTCTAGTGATAATCTGGTATAGACCAGATGGAGTTTGCAGGTACGAAGCATCGGTAGTGACTGACGAAGCAGTTATAACTCCTGTGGCAAACGGAGTTCCACCAGAAGCGGTAGCCGTTCTAGTAGTTCCTGTGCCTGTCATAGTGACAGTACCAGTTACAAACGGTATGGCTGTGTATACCTGTCTAGTTACGGTGTTGGCTAAGTTCACTGAATTTAACCCAATCCAAGAGGTGAAGTCCCATACCCCCGCATCTATAATAGTACGATTTAACGCCGCGCTAACAAAGGCAGAGAATAGGACAGCACCGCTTGCAGCGCTTGCGCTACCTGTTACCGTTTGTTCAGCCGTAACCACAGGGATAGTGGCTAATGTCGCTATTTGAACATTACTCTGAGTACCTGAAGCGGATATGATAGGGGTGGCGTTATAAAACACCACCCCCGTACCAGCTCCAGCGCTAGCGCCCGCCACGTTAACCCATGCAGATCCGTTATAGCCAAGCACCTGACTGCTTATCGGAGTTGACAAAGTAACATCCGACAGGTTGGCTAAAGGTATAGCTATATTAGCCGAGCCATCAAAAGATACTCCAGCGATAGTCCTAGCTGTGGCTAATGCGGTTGCAGCGCCTGCTGTAAGACCAGACGCAGTTCCTGTTATGTTAGTCCCTACAAGGGCCGTAGGGGTACCAAGAGCAGGTGTTATTAGCGTTGGGCTAGTATCGGTTACATAGGTGGTGCTTGTGCCTGTTTTGGTTAGGCTTAAAGTGATAGCTGGGGTAGTAGTAGGTGTGGCAACCGTTCCAGATATTCCATTAGCTGTGACTATAGAAACTGAAGTTACTGTACCGCTTCCAGCACCGCCTGCTGCCCAAGTCGGAACTCCCCCAGCAAGTGTTAATACCTGAGTGTTAGTTCCAACAGCAAGTTTAGATAGTACGTTAGTGGCAGAAGCGTAGAGTATATCTCCAGTAGTATAAGTTGCTGTTCCTGTCCCACCTTGTGTTGAGCCTAGCGGTGCGGTTGGCAACAGTAAATTTCCGTAGATAGTAGTAGCTGTAGTTGACGAGTTACCAAGTACAGTAGTGTTAGACCCAAGTCCGACTGCATTAGCACCAATGACTATTGAGTTACTATCTCCCACATTTGCTGTCACAACAGCCGACCCAACACCTACATTGTTATTACCGCTGGTGACGTTAGAAAGTGAAAGCCAGCCAATAGATGTGTTATTAGAACCTAATGATAGGTCAAGCGCGGCGCAACCAACTCCTGTGTTGTAACTCCCCGATATGCAAGAAGGAAGCACTCCACCCCCAATACCTACGTTTTGATAACCGCTGGTGACGTTGAGCAAAGTACGATAACCTATAGCAGTATTGTTAGAGGCATAGGTGTTACTGTAGAGAGCATACGATCCAATAGCTAGGTTCTGCTGACCATTAGTATTGGCGGTGAGTGCGTTCAGACCAATGGCTATATTATTATTAGCCCCTGTTGTTTGCGTTGTGAGCGTGTTCTTACCAATGGCTATATTATTAGCACTAGTTACGTTGCTGGCTAAAGCCCCATCACCAGCGGCAAAATTGGTAGTGACTCCACCAGCACCATAAGACCCAAGAAGTGAGTTAGCACCAGATATGGTTTGGCTACCAGTAAAGGTATTAGCACCTAGTGTGGCTCCACCTCCACCGCCAACAGCCCACGATGGGGCAACTCCAGCACCGCCAGACGTCAATACATAGTTCACTGTACCTGCTGTTAGCTTGGACAGCGTATTGGTAGCAGACGCGTAGAGTATGTCACCAGTAGTATAAGTTGCTGTTCCTGTTCCACCTTGTAACTCGTCTAGAGGGGCGGTTGGCAGTAGTAAGTTACCATAGACAGTAGTATCTGTGGTAGAAGTGTTACCAAGTACTGTAGTGTTAGATCCAAGGCCAACTGCGTTGTCCCCTATCACCATTTCGTTAGTATTGCTAGGGCCAGACCCCACGGTTTGAAAGCCTACATAGATATTGTTTGTTCCAGCGACGTTTGCGTTAGCACTAAAATTTCCTAACCCAGCATAAGCCCCAAGCGCTATATTGTAAGCGCCTGTTGTCTCATACAGAGCAGTATCCCCTATTGCTACGTTGTAGTCCCCACAGTTACCATTACGCATCCCATTATTGCCTACTACCACATTATTATTACACGCTATGGCAGTTGTAAGGGTGTCCACACCTACGGATACATTATTGTTCCCTGTTTCTATAGCTCCACCAGCGTAGCGCCCTATCATTGTATTGGCACGCCCACTAAGTAGTGCCCAGCCAGTCCAACTTCCTACCGCAGTGTTGTCATAACCGTCTATGTTATGTCTCAGACATAACTCACCAACCGCGGTATTGTTATGACCAGTAGTGTTATCGGTTAGCGCACGCTCACCTATCCCCGTGTTAGTGTCGCCTGTATTTACCATGAGCGCTTCAAAACCCAAGGCTGTGTTATTCTGCCCTGTAGTGGTGTCTCGAAGTGCGCGAGTACCAACGGCTGTATTCTGTATACCTGTTGTGTTGGCGGTTAGTGCCAAGTACCCCACGGCGGTGCTTCCGTCGACTGTGGTATTAGTGAGCGCCTCAAATCCTACGGCTGTTATATTATTACCTACTTCGTTAACGAGTAGAGTGCGAGTGCCAATAGCTGTATTCCCATAACCTATTGAGTTTGCAGTTAGTGCTTGAGAACCAACGGCTACTGAATCACTGGTATCTATGCTAGCGGTTAGCGCGTTATATCCGATAGCTATGTTATTATTCCCAATTCCGTTGTTCTGGTTTGCTCCTACCCCAACGGCAACATTCTGATTTCCGACGCTAGTGAACGCAAGAGCGTTAAATCCTACTGCTGTATTTTCGCCTCCTGCGGATAGCTGTAGGGCTTGACAACCTATCGCGGTATTAAAGTTGGTGTCTGCACTGGCTAACGCCCCATTGCCGACTGCGGTATTGCCAGAGGTAGTTGTAATAGATTCCCCCGCCTGCGACCCAACACACACGTTAGCACTAGCAGTTGTAGCAACGGACAAGCTACCTGCGCCTATGGCTACATTGTCATTTCCGCTAGTGTTGCTAGGCAACGCCTCAAGACCTATGGCTACGTTGGAGCTGCCAGTTATGTTAGCCGCTAGAGTCTGATAGCCAACAGCTACGTTACTATCACCTTCGGTGTTGTTGATAAGCGCGGCAACCCCCACGGCAGTATTGTTAACGCCTGTGGTGTTAGCTAGAAGGGATGACTCGCCAATCTTGGTGCTTAAAGCCCCAGTAGTAAAGCGATTGGCAAGCAACGTACCGGTGTTTGGTGTGTAGGTATACTTTGGGCTAGAGGTATGGATCGCAGATGCAGCCCCGCTAGTAGCGTTAGCAAAGAGTGGGTATAAAGGGGTAGCCGTCGTTGTATCGTTAGAGATAGTTGCGCCAGCCCCGCCCGCGTCGCTAATCCAATCAGTGCCGTCAGAGACTAACACATTGCCAACAACGCCAGGGGCTACAAAGGTAGGGACTGCTGTCCCCGCGCCTATTAGAACGCTATGATCTTCTAACGTGGATAACCCTGTACCGCCATGAGGCACGTCTACGACCTGTGTAAATTGGTTAAAAAAGAACCTATACCATTCTCTTGAGAATACCGAAGGGGTGTCCCCTAGTACGGGGACGCGGGCGGCGGGGATTGTAGTTTTATCAGGCATTTGTAGGACTAATTGCTAACTCAGCGCCCATAATAGCTATCTGGACTGAATCTGTGCCAGACACTTCATATACTCGATCCCGCAATTTTGTAGTCATACCAAGCCTACGCCAGATAGCTCTTGTGCCGTACTCGCCATACAACCCCATCTGTACCCAATGCTCGTTTGACCAGTTATGCCCTGCATCGTCTGACCACCGTAGCATCACTTCTGGATTGCCAGGTTCAAGGATACCAGTTTCTGCTACTATGTTAACCGAGCTTTCTGTTATCAACAGATCGCCTGCTTCGGTGTTGATAAAGGGTAGCGGCCCTGGTCTTAGGAACAGCCCACCCGTCTGACAGTCTAGCTGTAGCGCATGGTGAGCCGTACGTTTTAGGTTGTTCTGCCCTGCGGGGATTGCTCTCCATGACCGTAGCCATTTTTGGATAGACCCTGCATCATCGTAAGCGTCCAAACTTAAAGCGTAGATTTTACCGTTCTCGTAGTCTCCTACTATAGAGGTGTTATTGAAGGTAGTGTAGCAGCTAGACCTATGTCGTATAAACAGCCCATCGTGAAAGCCAGCCCGTTCGTGCCATGCTCCTGTAGCCGCATCGTATACCCATGTAGCGTTGCCGGAAGGGAAGTTCAGAACATAGAATGAATGACCATCTTGTTGATAAGTGTAGGCTTCCGCATCTGAGACGGTAGCGTAGCCTTGAATAGCGTACTCAATAGCGTGGGTGCTGATACGCTCTCCTGTATAACCCCTCGACCTGTACACGATGCCTCGGCCCCTAGCATCCGCACCTAGCCAAAACAATCCATTGTCTAGCTTAGCTACTGAGAACGCAGCCGCGCAGCCAAGCTCGTTAAACGCACCTTGGATGCGTTGCAGAGGGAAGTCAGGCGTACCTGCGTCGTACCATACCTCTACGGAGTTAGTACCAAATAGCCACGCTTCTCTATGGTCTACCATTATGGCTATCAGGTTATCTGGGTTTCCTTCCGCACTAGCAAAGGCTAGAGGGTCAATAGACGAGCCATCGTATAGCGTAGTAACCCATAGCTTCTGCGAGTTAGGCTGATTATATACGAAATACCCATCCAAAAAGCTAACGGTTAGCGCCCCCTGAAAGTCAGGATCTGTTATCTGGGCGAACGCCATCGTGAACGAGTTGTAGATGTAGGAGTTAGGGCTACAGGCTATGAATAGCTGCGTACCGTTATCTGCCATAGATACAGGCCCCCTACCGGCAATAGTGCCTAGAAGTGTCGGTACCCAGTGGCGGTCTACCCTGTAGAACTCAAGTCCGCTTGCTACGTATGTGTAGTTACCAAACGACCATAACCCCCTTATAGGGCCAGTACCTACCGTGGCTAGAAATTTAAGCCCAGGCGCTCTATTCAGATACGCCGCTTCTTTACCCCCCTCAGTTAGCACTTCGGGGTAGAGGTTGACCATGCGGTTATCCGCAGCGTTAATGCTGCGGGCTACATAGCTTTGGCCTAATATAGGCGTTTTCAATTAATAGTTCCCAGCGAAGATATTGAACCGTTGACGTGTACCTACTATTGAATAAGGTAAGCTCATTATGTCGTCAGGGTTATTTATACGTTTAAGTGTACGTTTAGATGACATAGCTATGCGAGATACTTGCTGAGAAGGCTCTACGCCGAACTCGGCTGCTATTTCGCAGGCTAGGCAATACTTGAACGCTCTTAGGTATCCTGGGGGGAACGCCATAACGGTATCAAGCGTAGCTGGTTGAGTTAGCTCAGTTACTGAAATGAAGTGCCACTCTAACGCCTTAGTAGGCACTGGGTAGACGTACATATCAATACTGTCGTAGTCCATGTTAATCCAGAGAACCTGCGGATAAGTGCTGGTTACGGTCTTAACGGCGATGCCATCGTACTGTTGTTGGTTGATAATCTTAATACCAAAGGATATACCGTTGGTAGGATCTTTGAAGTATGTGGAGTCGTCTAGCAGTATAGGACGGTTGCCTATAAAGTCACCTGATGGGCCTAGCGTCCTTGATATTACATTGGGAGGCCAAGTAAACACTTGGTCTTGAGTAGAGAACACGCTTAGCCGTTCCGTACTCCATGAGTCAATCATTTGATTCATAGCGTTTAGCGCATCTTGCGCTGTGGCTACAGACGGGTTTTCGCCTTCTGCTAATTGCCCAAGTAGGCGTAGGGCTGCATTGATTTGATCTCCCGCTGTTGTCATCTTAGCTCCGTTTACGTTTAACTACTTCTCCTACAGGAGCCGCGACTTTAGGCGTATCGTGAGTATACACTGTCCAACCGTTTTTTGCATCCTCTGTTGCTTCCGCGTCACTGATTGCTACCTTAGTGCCGTGTACTTTATGCTTTAGGTAAATTACCATGAGTATTCCTTTAAAAGAGGGGGCTTTCGCCCCCCACTTAAACTAGGCTGTAACGCCTATGTTTGTCAATGCTACACGTATAGCATTGATGGCTACGATAGATGTAGCTAAGTCTGTTGGAGCCGCGATTACTGCGGCTTTTACTACGGGAGTAACCCCATAGATCCCAACATACCCACCGGCAACGCCGACTTCAACGCCTCCAGTAGAGCTTACATTACCATCACCAGTTTGATACGCTGTTGTTATTGCACTCATATTTTCTCCTTAAATGTTACCATCGGTAATAACGCTATCGGGTCTACTAACCACTACCTTGTACACTTGCGCGGCAGTTGGTGTGATAGAACTTCCTGTGTTATTACTAAAAGTTATCGCTAAAGTATTCGCTGCTGAAACCCTGCATCCAACAATACCCAGACCAGCTTGCGTTGTGGGCTTGTTAATACTCACCACATCTCCGACTCGAAGGCCGTTGACAGTGAAGGTTTGCTCTGCTGTGGTATTAAGCACAATCAGAGCAGGTGACAGCGTTACCGAGATAACGGACTGAGTTACTAAATTACCTGATACGTAGCTCATAGGTTACCCCCACATACGAACAGCCATTTGCGGACGGATCACAGAATATCCGTACAATACGTCGATACGGCAAGGCATACGGTCATTGTTAATGTCGTATTGACGAACAATACGCATCGAAATGCCATTATGAACTTGACGTGAGGCCATATCTACCCCTTGTGGGAGCAGCAAGTCGGCAGTTGCAAAGGTAATCGCATCCTTCTGGTACAGCAAGTTTTGCGGGTACGCAGTCGAAGCAGCACCAGTGAAGGTGATAAGCGCAGCATTTACAGGGAATGAATCCACAGTAGCTAGAGCATTACCTGAAGTGTAGATCGCAGGTGAAATAGCCACGTTAGTCCATGCACCGCCAGACGCTGTGTTAGTAGCAGTACAAACGAACTGTTGCAAGCTGCCGGTAGTTTGGCGAGTTTGTGGGTTCACTGCGTATACGTTAGCGATAGTAAACACGTCACCTTGGTTAATAGTAGCAGCGCCAGTACCGGTGTTCAGGCTGATGGTAGCTTGGCCTTGCGTACTAACTGTACCGTTAACTGCAATAGCATCCGCAGTTGAACGTGAACCAGTGGTGTGAGTTACGATAGACTGTGACATATTAACTTCATCATAGCCCAATACGCCTTCGCCCATCATACCGTTCTTGAACTGACGGGAGATAGTGCCGGTTGGGTTAAAGAAGCCCTTCATGCCTTCAACCAAGTTAGCGTTAGCTGCTGGGTTTACAGTTGCATAGCGGTTGCTCATTGGCGATGCGTACTCGTTCATCTTTTGATTACCTTGCAGCAGTACCAAAGAGGTAGAAGGAGTAGTACCAGGAGTACCAACAGATGAGTATATGCTCTTGTAAGCATTAGCTACATCATTGTCGATGCTAGAGGCCAGTTGAGAAATACGCGGTTTAAGTACACGTTCCGCGAAGTCGTCTAATTGCATTGTCAGCTCGGCGCTTGTGAAGTTAATGCCGATATGCTTTTGCGAAGAAACGGTCAAGGTTGTGTACTGCTCATTGTCGTCCTGTACTTGCAGGGCGGCTCCATCAGTTACTAGAGCGCGATCTGGTAGACGGATACGCAGAGTAGATCCAATTTTTGCACCTTCAACGGCAAAAGAGTCGTCGTAGGCACGGTTACAGTTACGGGTGATTACCAGATTGTTCTCTAGGATTTCTAGAGACTTTCTGGTAATCATGTCAATCGTTAATAGCGAGTTACTCATTTTTTCCTTTCAAATATATCAATACGTCTTAGACGCTTGCTGCTTTACCTGTCTTGCTCTTTCGGCATTGATCCATTCTGTAGTCGTCATAGTTTTCATAGAACGAGGGTCAGTTGTATCATACGCCGGTGAGCCACTGCTTTTGGCAGTAACTGGTGAAATCGGTGCAGGCGCACTAGACGTTCTTTTTACTGGTGGATCAGAAACCAACTTGGCTTCCAATTTTCCTATCTCTTTAGCCTGCGAGATTGGTGACAAACGTGAGATACGCTCCGCTTCCTTCGGATTAGCGCCAAGATAGTATGCTACATCTGGCCCTGCCTCGGAGGACTGAATCGCCTCTGCCATCATGGGAGTAATTCGTATGCTTGGGTTGTACGCGACTTGTTCAAAGTCATCGTACTTAGTCCTTGCATCTTCCTCTTTCTCATGATACGCCTCAAGAATGTCCGACTGTTGCTTCTTGTTGTCCCGTTCTATAAGTAGCTTTTCTGCTTTCTGCAAAGCCAGTGCATCGGCATAAGCATCAACAGTTTCAAACTGCTCAATAGGCGGTACAACAATAGGCGCTTGTGGACGATCTCTTTCCCACTTTCGCTGCTCTCTTGCAAGCCTCTTACTAATTGCGGCATCAAGTTCCTCCTGAGAGAATGACTTGGCTTCCGGCGGTGTTTCTACTGGTTCAGGTGTCGCCGTGACTACCGGTTCCGGCGCGGGTTCAACCGCTACTGGTACTATATCTTCCATCTTGACTCCTAAGAATCCCTAGCTAACTGAGCTAGTGCAGTTTAAACTTTGATTATATAGCACAAAGCATAGAATGGCGGTAAGTTAGTTCCTGTTGGGCTAACCCCCGCATCAGCCATAGTAATATTTGTAAACGCAGATCCAGTATTCAGGGTGTACGCATCTCTAACCGGACGTTGGTTAGAACCATTACCGCCTGCTGTATCAGTTCCTGGGGTGTATCCTGTTTGGGTGTGCAAGTGACCAGGGTCTGCTAGGTCGTGATGATGGAGTGGGAGCGCTGAGTCAGCACTACCGCCCGCAGCAGCAGGAAGGTATGTGTTACCCGCACCTATTACAAATCTGTCTCTTAAATCTGGCGTACCGTACGCTCCGTTGCACAATAGCCAACTTGCAGGGATGCTAGCTACTGATCCACTCCATATTACTATAACCCCTATAGGAACCGCTGTAGCTGCACTGGCTGCGACGAAAGCTGTAGTAGCTATCTGAGTAGTATCTGTTCCTGGAGCCGCTGTAGGGGCTACAGGGATCCCTGTAAACACAGGGCTAATGTTAAGACCGCCTAAGTTATCAGCAGTCCAGATAACCGCATCAAGATCGTCTGTAAGAACGAACTTGTACGAAGCGGTGGACAGCCAGATAGCCGCCTCACCTCTAACGTCTAGGATAACAGGGTTAGTGTTAGCGGTAGCCCCACCGTGGTCGGTATAAGTAGATAAAGGGTTGGTCGTGCCAGCCGCGTAAGTATATATCTTCCCGCCTATCAGGGGAGCGCCCGTAGCAGTCGTAAACTGCATTAACGGGGTAGGTGTTAGGGTAAATGCCATGTCTATTAACCTTTACGTGGGGGGGTGGGCTGCTACGTAATCCTCAAACTTCTTATTTAGCTCTTGTAAAGCGTTAACTAAGATAGGTATTAAGCTATCGGAGTTAAATTTTAGCTTGTCTAACTTTTCTGTATCAACTAATACGGGGCTATCGCCTTCTAGGGCAAGAACGTCCTGTGCTTTAAATCCGTACCTAACAATCCCCACAGGCTCGTCTGTCTCTCTATTCTTTCTAAACTTATACGCAGTAGGCTTGAGTTTAGTAACAAAGTCTAGCCCGTGTGGAACGGGGGCAAAGCTAGTCTTGTCCCGTGCATCCGAAACAATCGTCCAAGCTACCTGAACATAAGCATTAGTGACCGCAGTAGACCCAAGGCACATTCTGTTACTTTCTGTCGTTGGGTCAAATATAGGGGCATAAGTCCCAGCAGCGCTGAAAGGGGTAATACCGGTATTACCAGAGCCAGTAGTAAGCGCAGCTAGCGCATTTATGCCTACACCTGTGTTGAAGTCACTATTGGACTGAGTTAAAGCTCCGTTGCCAAGCGCGGTGTTGTTGTTACCTGTTAGATTAGATGTCAACGACCCGATGCCTACCGCGGTGTTGCCCGACCCGCTAGTGTTGTTGTACATAGCTCCATAGCCTATACAAACGGTATTACCCCCCGTTGTAGTATCGTGCATGGCGTTCTTTCCAATAGCGACGTTTTGAGACGCTTGGTCAGTTACGAATAAGGCATCATTTCCTATTACTACATTTGCTGATCCGTACAGATTGGCTACATTAGCTCCATCGCCAATAACTACGCTCCACGTATCACCCGCTGCGCCGTACAGCCCTTTTAACGCCCCCTTCACAAATAGTTCGGATGTGGAAGGTTTAAATTTATAGTTCGGGTTAGATGTATATATAGTAGACGCGCTGCCAGTAGTGGCAGCCGCGAATAGTGGGTATAGCTGAGTAGCAGTTGCAACATCACTAGCTAGTGTTACTCCCCCACCTCCACCACCA